GCTGAGCAGGAAGCGAGAGTCATTGCAAACGACGCCTTGGAGCACGACGGTTGGCTCGATCCGGTCGACATGATGAGGCTCGCTCGTGCCTACCTCGCGCTTGAGGCCGAACTTCTGGCCGCGCAGGAGCGGGAGAAGACGCTGCGGCATGCGCTGACGTGGGTGCGCGGGTACACGCTTGCTGGCGAGACCGACCACGACAAGCACATCTACGAGGTCGTTGACAAAGCCCTCGTCGGTTCCCCTTCGGAGAAGCCCGGCAGCGAATACGAGCAAATTGTTGCCGCCGCCCGCGAACGGTGTCTGAGAGGTCAGCACGACGACCCCGATAACAGCGGCCTATGCGTTCGGTGCGGCGTGGTGCTCGATGCCGACTAGCCCCGAAGCAGCCCACGAGCTTGAGTGCCCGTACTGCTGGTGGCGGACTCCGCGTCAGTTCATCGAGTCATGGCTCAAGCACGTTCGCAACTGTGGTGAGGCCCGTGGCTAGCCCCGAAGCAGCCAGCGTGGTTGAGCGTGGCTGAGCACGTCGTTACCCAAGGGCAGAGGATCACGGACGCGTTGGCGCTGGCCGCGGACGGAGACGCCATCCTGCTGGCCGGAACGTTCGTTGAGGACGTGCGCGTAGGCAAGCGCGTGACCATCCAGACCAAGCCGGGCTCCCCGCGCGCGTCCATCGTTGGGCGGATCTACGTCCCGGCTAGCGACGTGGTGCTCCAGCGGTTCTTCCACGACACGCGCTCATCCTCCGGACTGCCCTCGCCTACTATCGGCGGGGACCGGGTCGTAGTACGCGACGTGGAAGTGACTAACGCTAATAAGGGCGGCATCGGCTTCTCGATCGGGCTGACCGTCGAGGAGGGCGGCCGCGGTCCCGCCAGCGACGTGCTGATCGAGGACTGCCGCGTTCACCACGTCGGCTCCCGGGACAACCACGACCACGGCGTCTACGCTGAAAGCGCGAGTCGGCTGACCGTGCGCGGCTGCCTGATCTATGGCTGCAAGGCGCGGGGAGTCCAGCTGTACCCGGACGTCCACGACTCTCTGATCTACGAGTGCGTGATCGACCGCTGCGGGGAAGGCGTCAACTTCGGCGGGGGCAGCGGCACCGGCGGCAGCGGCTCCTACGCCTCCTCGAACAACTCGGTGCGGCGCTCGATCATCTCCAACGCCAAGGTGCGTTCGCTGGTCGAGTCCTACTGGTCTGGTCCGCAGGGGAGCGCCAACCTGATCGACGATAACGTCCTGTGGCCTACGCTGGCGGGGTACATGGACAACGCCGGAATCGACTTGAGCTCCGGCGGCGTCACGGTCGGCAAGAACGTCGTCGCGTCTCCCGGCTACCGCGCACCTACCCTCGGTGACTTCTCCATGCCAACGTCGAGCCAAGCCTACGGCTACGGACCTCAACTATTGTGTGAGCGGGCGCTGTGACCACCGACCCGCGCTGCTGCGGCGCGATGGAGCCGAACCCCTTCGGTCGAGTGCCGTGCCCGAACCTCAAGCCCTGCCCGATTCACGGGCGCAGGCGTGCCGGTAGTACGCCCTCACCGGCACGGGAAAGCGGTCGACCTGACCCGGGCGGCCGCTCCCCCCGGCGAGAGGGGGCGCGTTGACCAGCGACCGCCCCCTCTTCGCTCCTCCTCCGGCGGACGGAAACCTCACCCCACGGCAGCAGCTCGCGTACGACCTCGTACGCAGACCGCGCTCCGCGAGGGAGGTAGGCCGATGGCTGCATTTGTGGAGCGCACGCGACTGCTCCTGCAGCACGGAGCGAGAGTGCCGGTGGACGGAGGAAGCCGGAAAAAGCGTGCTGCTAGCGCTGCGCCGGCGCGGACTGGTGATCCGCCGGCGGACAGGTCTGTGGGAGAGGACTGACGGCGTGCGTGACGACCGGAACGGTCCGAGCGGCGTCATCCCGTACTGAAGGAGGCCGTGATGGAACGACTGGGCGACAAGAAACTGTACGACCCCGCCAACAAGCCGGGGCGCGGACCGCGCAACACGTCTCCGGAGGAGAACGAACGCGTGCGCGCTCTGCTAATCGATCACCTGTCCGAGCGCGTGCTCCCGGCGCTGTCTACCGGTCTCGCGAACGTCTGGGGCATCGAGCGCGGGAAGTTCGCGCGGGACTGGATCGAGGTGGCGCAGAAGATCGGCCTACGCCAGCCGGGTGCGGAGTTCCAGAAGCCGCTGGCTCCTCCCGGCGTTGGGCGGAAGCGCGACCGGGATCCGTACGAGCGCAAGCTGGAGGCCGCGCGAACGGAGCTGCGCCAGTTCCTCGAAGGCGAGCAGCTGTACGAGTGGCAGCTCGTAGGGATCGAGTCGACCATCTGCGACCGCGCCGGCCTAGCGCTCCCGGCTAAGGCGTACGAGACCCAGCAGCAGCTCAAGGTCTAGTGGCGGAAGACGAGCAAGACCGGCTGTTCGACGTACCGCAGTCCTGGGAGGAGCACTGGGACGAGTCGATGCCGGAGTTCGTCCAGAACGACGAGCAGTCGTTCGACTCTATCCGCGTTCACTTCCGCAACGCCGAAGACCGGCGTGCGTTCCTGATCAAGATGGGTGAGGACCCCGCGCGGCGTAAGTCCATCTGGTTCCCGCAGCAGAAGTACCTGAAGATGAGCAGCCCGGCGCCGGCGGGCGTCCGCGTGGAGCCCGGGCGCTACCCGATCTACGTCATCAGCAAGGGGCGTGCCGACACGCGGCTGACGTCGAAGGCGCTGGAGAAGCTAGGGCTGCGCTACCGGATCGTAATCGAGGAGCCGGAGTACGACGCCTACGCCGCGCACCTGGACGAGGAGAAGATCCTGACGCTGCCGTTTCACGACCTCGGTCTCGGTTCCATCCCCGCGCGCAATTGGGTCTGGGACCACGCGCTCGCGGAGGGGCACGAACGTCACTGGATCCTCGACGACAACCTCGAAGGGTTCTATCGGTTGAACCGGAACCTGAAGGTGAAGTGCGTGACCGAGAACCCGTTCATCCCGGCGGAGAAGCTGGCCGACGCCTACGAGAACGTGGCGCTGGCCGGTCTCCAGTACGAGATGTTCGTCCCGCGCCGCGCCGCGCAGCCGCCGTTTCGGCTCAACACGCGCATCTATTCCTGCATCCTGATCCTGAACAGTTTGCCCCACCGATGGCGCGGGCGTTACAACGAAGACACCGACTTGTCGATCCGCGTCCTGAAGGATGGTTGGTGTACCATATTGGTCAACGCCTTTTCCTGCAATAAAGCGCCTACCATGACGATGAGCGGCGGGAATACAGACGAGCTGTATCAGGACGACGGGAGGCTAAAGATGGCGGAATCGCTGCGGGAACAACACCCCGACATTGTGACCGTGACCGAGAAGTGGGGCCGGCCCCAGCACCACGTCGACTACCGCGTGTTTCGGTTCAACGAGCTGAAGCCGAAAGCGTCGGCGTGACCGACACGCCTCCCGTCGAGGGTCAGATGAACATGGTTGACGAGGTGGAGACCGTGGCGGAGGGAGACGCCGCGGCGGAGCTCACCCACCAGTGGATCGGGCTGCCGATGTTCGGGGACGCGCGTCCGCCGGCGCGGCTGGTGATCAGCTTCGAGACCGAGGAGGAGCGCGCGGAGTTCCTGAAGATCGTCGGGGTGAAGACCATCCACAAGGGGACGCGCGGCACGCAGTCGGTCTGGTACCCGGAGAAGCCGCGCGAGGACCTCTCCTCACTGCGCTTCGTGGTCGAGGAGATTCCGGGAATGAGGCGCGGCGAGTGAGTGAGTTCCTGACCGAACGGCGGTCCGTAACGCTCGACTCCGGCGTTCGCGTGAAGGCGCTCGTCGACGTTCGGAACGGCCGCGAAATGGTCGCAGCCCGTTGGCCTGACGACTTCGGGCTGGCTTTCCAGGGGGGCGTGGAGCTACTCGACGATTCGCTCGCTCTCGGCGACGTAGTAGCGGACGCGCGCGAACGGTACGAGCGCCAGCCAGGGGCGCTGTGGGGCGCGTGGGAGTGGATCGAGTGAAGCCGCGCTATCCCGTCTACGTGATCAGCAAGGGTCGGTGGAAGACGCCGATGACGGCGCGGTTCCTGAAGCGCGACGGCGTGGACTTCCGCGTCGTGGTGGAGCCCCAAGAGGCGGAGGAGTACGGCCGCGCGGTCGGGGCGGAGCGCGTGCTAGTGCTCCCGTTCTCGAACCTCGGCCAGGGATCGATCCCGGCGCGGAACTGGTGCTGGGAGCACGCGCGGGAGGCCGGCGCGGAGCGCCACTGGATCCTGGACGACAACATCGGGATGATCCGCCGCCTCTACCACGGCAAGCGGATCCCCTGCGACTCCGGGCCGGCCTTCGCCTCGATCGAGGACTTCGTCGAGCGGTACGAGAACGTAGCCGTGGGCGGGATGAACTACCAGATGTTCGGCGTCCCGGGCATCGCGCCCTACCACGTCAACTGCCACGTCTACTCGGCCCTGCTGATCCGCAACGATCTGGAGTTTCGCTGGCGCGGGAGGCTGAACGAGGACACCGACCTGTGCCTACAGGCGCTCACCTCCGGCTGGTGCACGCTGCTGGTAAACGTCTTCCTGATCGACAAGAAGACGACCATGACCATGAAGGGCGGCAACACCGAGGACCTCTACCAAGGCGACGGACGCCTGGAGATGTCGCGCTCGCTTCAGCGCGCCTGGCCGGGGATCGTCGACGTGAAGATGCGTTACGGGCGCCACGCCCACGTGATCGACTGGACGCGCTTCGCGGACGCGCCGGCGCTCCGCCTGCGCCCGGGCGTGGATCTCGACGCCCTCGAACCGAACGAGTACGGCCTAACGCTGAAGGCGGTCGCTGAGGTGAAGAGTCCGGCGCTGAGAAGATTGCTCGAACAGGCACGTGAAGAGGCGGGGATCGGCGCCGATCTGCCAATCACGACGGAGGAGGCTCTGCAACCGCCTCAGCCTCCTCCGACCTCTCGTCCGCCCTGGCCCGGCGAGGACGGCTTCCTAGAGTGGGTCGTCGAGGAGCACCGCGCGGGACGGATCCTCACGGCCGGCGCGCTTCAGTGCTACGCGGACCACCAGGCCGCGCTGGCCGGTCCGCGGGCGTTCGTCGGAGCGGAGCCGGGCACGTGAGCAGCGCCTACGACGCCTGGCGCGAGCTGGTCGGAGACGCCGACTGGCTAGTGATCTCTCCGGTGCCGGTCTCAGAGGAGGTGGCGCTAGAGATGGTAATGCGCCAGACCGGCGTGGTGGCGGATCGAGACGAAGTGGTCATCAAGGTCATCCTCGACTGCGTCCGTCCCTACGTGCTGGACGTCCAGCGCTTCGAGCGGTACCTCGACCTGTGAGCCAGCAGTGGAAGCACGACGAGCGGACGACGTGTCGTATGTGCGGATCCGAGCGCACCGGTCCCGTTGGGCGGGAGGGACCGGACTGCGACAAGACCGCGCCCTGGGCGATCCAGTGCAAGCGCGCTCCTACCCCGACGCTGCCCGCCTCCTGGCTGCGCCAGGCCCAACGGGACGCGGAGCGGGATGAGCTCCGGCGTCCCTGGGTGCTCGTTCAGAGCTGGTACCGGCGCGGCCGGCCGACGACGTTTCTCGCTACGACCGAACTCCGCACTTTGGCGTTGTATAGCGCAAAAGCCGACTTCGGAACTAGACTCCACCGCAGTGCTTCGAAACCCCGTCTGTCGCGCGTTGAGACCCTGGAGTTGCTGGGCGCGCAAGAGCAGCCGTGGTTGCTAGTCCAGCACATATTCGCCGGCGTCAACCTGGCGACTCTCGACTTCCGCGTGCTCTGTCAGCTCGGGCGGCGCGCGGGCGTCGTATCTGACCAGCCTACACCCGAGCTGAGAGGAGCGGTATGAGTGTATCGGCAGTCCCAACAGGGGACGAGAAGCTGTTCGAGGAGCAGCGTCCCGTCCTGCGCGCGGACGACGGAGACCCGGACCAGATCGAGGTGGCGCTGACCGGCACCATCCAGCTCGACCGTACGAACGCTGAGCACGTGAAGCTGTTCAACGGCCTGCGGCTCGGGCGCCATCTCGACGTGGTCGTGGCCGCGGTGGTTGTGGCTCAGCCCCGCCGGGTCAAGTTCGACTCCGACGCAAACGTCAGCGACCGGATCCTCCGCGCCACCTTGCGGGCGGAAGACCTAACGCTGGCAGAAGACGACACGGCCTAGGCGCAAGCGCCAAACTCCGTGGCTACTCAGCCAGCCTTTGTCGGCCCTGAGCCGGGGCTGCGGCTTGCCAACGGTCCGCGCGACGCGGAGGAAGTCGAGCTGGCCGCGCTCGTCGGCTACGCCTTCGACGCCCGAGGGACGTCGGACTACCGTGCGCGGATCGGCGCCATAGAGGACTGGCACCAGCGCCGCTACGAGCGGGAGTACGAGCGCCACCGCCGCTCCTCCGCCGCGGTGCTCCAGTGCCTCCGGGAGTGTCGGTGAGGCCGCGTCTCCTCGACCTGTTCTGCGGTGCCGGCGGCGCGGCGATGGGCTACCACCGCGCGGGCTTCGACGTGGTTGGCGTAGACGCTAAGCCGCAGCCGCACTATCCGTTCGACTTCTGGGAGGCGGACGCGCTAGTCGTATTGAAAGGCGAGACGACGCGGCCAAATCACCGCGTTGGTGAGAACGGCGGCACGGCGTCTTGGTCTATGCCCCTCGACCAGTTCGACGCGATCCACGCCTCGCCGCCATGCCAGTTGTTCTCCGCCTACCAGCGCGCCAACCAGCATCAGGGGGAGCATCTGAACCTAATCCCGGAGACGCGCGAGCTGCTGCGCGCGACCGGCCTGCCCTACGTGATCGAGAACGTCCCCGGAGCGCCGCTAGAGGATCCGGTGACGATTTGCGGCGTGGCCTGCGGTCTCGAGGTGCGGCGTCACCGGTTGTTCGAGTCGAACGTCTCCCTGATGACGCCGCGCTGCGCCTGCGGCGGCTGGCTGCCTTCCAAGTTCGACCGCGGTAGCCGGCACATTCGCCCGAACGATCGGCGGACGGTTGCCGTCGGCGAGTGGCGGATCCCGCTGGCGATCCAGCAGAAGGCCATGGGGATCGACTGGATGACGCTGGATGAGCTCTCGCAGGCCATCCCGCCGGCCTACACGGAGCTGCTGGGTTTTCAGCTACTCCCGCACGTCAGGGCGGAGGCGACCGCGTGACGCGCGCCTTCGAGGGACCGGAGCCGGGTGGCCCCGACGACGTCGAGTGGCCGGGAGAGGCGCCTGGCCACTCGCGCCCGGATCACGAGTACCGTCCGTGGTGGGAGTACGGCGCTCCCGACCCTGGCGTTCTGCCTCCGAAGCAGCCGGTCGGGTGGAACGCCAACGGCTCGAACGGCGCCTCCGGGGAGCCGGTCTTCGTCGACGCCTACGAGTTCGTCAAGACCGAGGTCGAGGTTCCTCCGCCGCTGTGGGGCACGCGCGAGTGCGCCATCATCCCGCAGGGCGGTCTCGCCATTCTGGCGGGCCGGCCCGGCGCCGGTAAGACGACGTTCGTACTCGACCTGGCCTGCCACCTTGCCGCCGGTCTCCCCTTCCCGAACTCGGACGGCAACGGGCGCGCGCCGGCGCCGTGGCCGATCGACAAGCCGCTGCGCGTAGCGTTGATCGAGAACGAGGGACCGCAAGAGATGTTCCGACTGAAGCTGGCCGACAAGCTGGAACGGTTCCCGCACGACATTCGGGAGCGCGGCGGCTACCTCTCCATCCAGGCGTGGCGCTGGGGCGCGTTCAACTTCGCGGACGCGGACGCGCACCGCCGCGCTCAGTCTGAGCTGGAGTCCGACGGCATCGACCTGGTGATCGGTGACCCGCTGACCATGCTCGGGCCGCGCGGAGTAGGCAGCCCCGAGGACACGCGCGTGTTCGTCCAGATGCTCTACCCGCTCGGTCTGGCTCAGTCGCGCGCCTTCCTGTTCCTCCACCACTTCCGGGAGCGCGCGGAGCGCAACGAGGACGAGCTGGCGCGCGTCTCCGGAGCCTGGGGCGGCCACCTGGACACGCTGCTGACGCTCCAGGCTGGAGCTCAAAAGGAGAAGGCGCGCCTGTCGTTCCCGAAGCTGCGTTGGGCTAGCGAGAAGCCGCCCAACGCGGTGATCCTCGGCCGCGTCTACAACACCGCATCGTTCGAAGCGCTGAGCGAAGAGGGAGACCACGTCGCGCTCGAGGCCCCGATCGTCACGTGGCTCGAGGCGCAGCGCGCGGCCGGCCGCGGCGCTAAAGGCTGGTTCAAAGCCCGGGACGTGGCGCACGGCATCAGCGAGGGCGACATGGAGACGCGCAAGGCGCTGGAGGGCGCGCCCCACCTGTTCAGCTTCGTTACCGGAGCGCGCGCCAAGGAGCTGGGCGCTCGCGCCAACGCGAAGCTGTGGGGGCTGAAAGAGTGGGCTGACGACGAGCCGGAGGAGACCGCCGGCCCGGAGCAGCAATCCATCGACGCGGACATCCCGTTTTGAGCATCACGACCCGAGTGCCGACCGAGACCTGGATCCTGCCGCGTCCCCGGCGCGATCACTACAAAGGCGGCTTCCCACTCCACTTCGAGCAGCGCCTCTGGGAGCTAATGGGCAAGCCGGCCAAGGTGCTTCATCCGTTCGGAGGAATGGCGGAGATCGGCGACCGCGTCGACCTGAACGAAGAGACGAAGCCGACCTGGGTGGGAGACGCGCACAACCTCGCGTGGATCGAGGACGAGACCTACGACCTGGTGATCCTCGACCCGCCCTACTCGAATGCAGAGTCCGGCGAGCTGTACGGCACCGGCAAGCTGCGCCCGCGGATCTTCGCCGCCGAGGCGGTCCGCGTGTGTAAGACCGGCGGCCACGTGGCGCTGTATCACCGCGTCCAGCCGACGCGCCCGAGCGGCACGCGGCTCGTCCGGCGCGTGGTCGTCCTAACCCGGAATCATCACGCCCCGCGCGTGTGCTTCATCTACGAGAAGTGGCAAGACCTGACCCTGTTCGGAGAGGAGGAGTCATGACCGAGCAACCCGAAGGAGCTCAGGACGGCGGCGGGTTCCACCCCGACGTCTCCCGAGTCGAAGTGTGGACGACCGCCAAGGGCTTGCCCCAGTGGAAGGTGCGCGTCGTCACTGACGAGGACCAGGCGAAGATCGACCTGCTGGTCAGTCAGGGCGTGGCGGCCTATCAGCGGCTCGAGCGCGAGCTGCGCGTGGGCGGAGCGCCGGCTGAAGGCTGGCCGGGAGAGTGAAGCATCTGCCGGAGATCCGCGTCGAGTACGCCCGCCTGGGCATCATGGCGCGGCGGGTCGTCTGGGTCCACGAAGGCCAGGAGATCGACCTGACCCCGCTGAGCGTGTCGAGGGTGGAGCGAGACGCCGACTTCAACCACACGCCGCTGGTCCGTCTCTCCGTCATGGCCCGTTTGGTCGAGGTTGAAGTCGAGCCGGCGGAGGAGTCGTGAACGAGCGCGTGCCGACCCGCGTGGAGCTGTTGGAAGCCGACATCGACGTCCGTTTGGCGGGGGAGTGGGATCAGCTGTTCAGCGTGCTCTCCATCCTGCCAAGTCAGTTCATTCCAATGGTGGCGGCGGCCATGCGCTCGGCCTACGTCAGGGGCTACGGGGACGCCTTCCAAGACGTCCCAAAAGGTCGTTTGTACAGCGACCACGGCTACCCGTTCACCCCTCCGGAGGCGCGCTCTTGACGGTCCCCGGGACCCGACCTTGGGCCGACTTGGGAACGGCACCCCCGTGGCGCTGGTTACACAGCGTGGTTGAGCGGAAAACAGCTGAACTGTGTGAACAGCGCCGGCATGCTAGCGCTGGTTTCGCGGTCTCCGCGGCCGGAGCGAGCAACCAGCGCCACGCGAGCGTTTCCGGCCGTCAAAGAACGGCTAGAGCAAGCGGTGTAACCAGCGCTGGCGCTGATTGGCGCTGGTTTACGAAGGGGGCGAAACCAGCGCTGCCAGCGTGCTACGTAGGCGTGTACCGCAACCCCACCCCCTCTAAAAGAGGGGGGGGTGAAGGGGACGGCGCAGATAGCGTGAGAAGTCGGTTTCGCTTGGGAGTCTGCCAATGACGGTCAACGGTTCCTCTTCGCGCTCCTCCTCCGCACGTCAACGGCGGGTCGCGCTGAGCTCCGCCTACCTCGAGCTGCGCCGGCGCGGGCTGTCCTACGAGGAGCGCCTGTGGTTGCGGGAGGCCGTGGCCGTAGTCGCTAGAGAGTTGGAACGCAAGGCGCGGCGGATCGGGATGGGCGGCGAGTCGACCGAGTTGTACCTGCGCTCTCACTGCAACGGCGTGCGGGTGCGTCGGTGAGTAGCTTCCGCGGATTCCGCGCCCGGGCTCCGGGGCTACGCTTGAGTGGAGCGGAGGTGCTCTGAGTGGACGCGTTGGTGGTGCTGACCGAGGATCTGGCCAACGTGATCGCCCCGTGGTGGCGCGCCCGAGCCGCCGACTCGGCCTACTCCGGCCAGGCCTGGGGAGCGTGGACGTCCGGTCAGATGAGCGCCACCGCCGGCGACCGGGGTGCCATGGCCCGGGGCGAGCCGATGCCCTCCATCCTGGCGCCCGCCCACGTGCTGGCCCGCTCCTCCGGCGTTCAGGTGAGGACGCTGTGGGCGGTCACGCACAAGCAGACCACGTGGACCGGCTACTACTGCAGGGCCGACAAGATCCTGTCGGCGCTGGGTCTAACCGACCAGGTGGGAGAGGGCAAGGCGGTGCCGCTGTGGGCCAACCCGTTCGTCAACCCGGACAACTGGGTGCGCCAGATGAGGGATGCCGGCGTGGTGGGCGACCCGTACGAGCAGCTGGGCGCGCGCTGTCCTTGGGAGTGGGGCTACGACCGGGGAGCGCTGCCCCCTATACTCGCCGCCTCGTGAGTCCTCGACGCGCGTGCCTGGAGTGCGGACGCCCGACCGAAGGGTCTAGGTGTCCCGAGCACGTCAGGGTGACCGGAGTCCCCACCGCCCACTGGTCGCGAGTGCGGCGAGCGAGGCTGATCTACGACGGAGGGGTCTGCCAGTTGCGCCACCCCGGCTGCTCCGGCCGCGCCGACACGGTGCACCTCGACCCCGAGTTGGAGGGTGATCACCGCCGCGCCTCCCTCGAGACCACCCGGAGCGCGTGCCGTCACTGCCACGGTGTCGAGGACGCGCCCAGGAGCAACGGGGGCGTGGGGGGGGTGGGGTTGCATCTCGAACTGCATGCACACGACATCAGCCCGCCGGCTATGCTTTTCTCTGGTTCGGTTGGGGGGCACTGATGGCAAGAACCGGCCCAGCCCCAATGCCCCCGGAGAACAAGCAGCGCGTCCGCGCCAAGGACAAGCAGACGGAGCTCACCAAGCCGAAGACCGCGCCCAAGCTGCCGGGCGCCTCCAAGTTCACGGCGGCCACGCGCGCCTGGTACAAGACTTGGGCCACTAGTCCGCAGGCCAGCCAGTTCATCGGGACGGATTGGCAGCGCCTTCACATGCTGGCGCTCATCGTCGACAAGTATTTCCGCAGCCCGACGCCGGGCGTCCTGGCCGAGATCTGCCGGCGGGAGTCCGGCTTGGGCGCGACGCCGGAGGACAGGCTGCGACTCAGGTGGCGCTTGGCGGAGAACCGCAAGCGCGAGGAGAAGGCGGAAGCCGCCGCGACGACCGGGCCGCCGGAGCCGGCGGCTTCCGCCAAGACCGCGCGAGAGGATCCGCGCCTGAAGCTGGTGAGCGGCGCGTGAGCGGCTCCGTCGAGATCCGCGTGGTGCGCGTGCCCTCCCTGATGGCGCACCTGCTCGACGCGGCGCCGTTGGTGCGGCTGGGCGTCGTGACCAACGCCGAGGGCAGCGAGCTGGCGCTGTACCGCTACCGGCTGGCCGAAGTTGAGCTCCGGGCGGAGCAGGCGTGAGCTGGCGCTTCCGCCTGCGCGTGGCGCTGTCGGTACTGAGCGGAGACCGCCGCTACGTCGACTTGTACATGCTGCCGCCGGAGGAGCGGGCGTGAAGCGGCTGCTGGCCTGGATCGTCGGGCGCGTCTCCTCCTGGCTGGGCGGAGGCATGAACGCGTGAAGCCGGCGCGCGGCTGGGTCAGGATCTACTGCCGTGGCAAGCGCACGTTCGCCTACTGGGACCGGCGGGCGGAGCGCCGGCGCTGCCTGGCCTGCGGCTCTGAGGTACGGGTGGTGGAGTGAGGGAGCTGATCGAGATCACGTCGCTCGGGGACGAGGCGCGGGTCTACCTGCTTGGGCGCTGGCGCGTCTACGAGTGGATCTGGTGGGAGGACGTCGTCTGGTGAAACGCCGCCTGCGCTGGTTCTGGCTGATCGCTCGGCGCGGCTTCCTGACCGGCGCCAAGAACGAGCGCCCGCGCTACAATCTTCCCAGGGACGACCGTCTGACCAGCCCGGCGTCTTGCCGGAGAAGGGAGGTTCGAGATGATCCTCGTACCCATCCCGGGGTACGCGGCCCGACTACGAAGGAGGGTGTTGCTCCATGAAGCGGGCAATCGTTCTCACCGCAGTGCTGGCGCTCGCGCTCGCGGCGTCGGCAGGAGCGATGACCGGCCGGTTCGACCCGACCGGCAAGATCACGGCCAACGGTAAGGCCGCGCACGTCTCAGGCCCGTTGGCGCTCGATCAGGACGAGCTGGGCGCCACGGTCTACGCGACCGTTACCCAGGGCGGCTGCGTTGGCAGCGGTGCCAGCGCCTACTCGACCGGTACCAAGTGGGAGGCCACGGCCTCCGGCTGCACGTTCCGCTCCGGCTCCGCCTACGTCACGGCCACCGCCACCATCTCACTGGCCGGCGGCGGCTCCGAGACGTACTGGTGGGATCAGACCATCACGCTGCGCTGAGCTAAGACGTCAGCCCCGGCGGTGAGGAGCGGACCGCCGCCGGGGCGCGTCTCCCCGCGCTCAGCCGGCTTGGCTCAGCTTCTCGCGCAGGTGCTTGACCCGCGCTTCCATCCGCTGGTAGGCGGCGTGGGCGTCGCGGTTCTGATCGCGGACGATGTGGTCGTCCGCCTTGGCGTTCTCGTAGGCCAGGTAGCCGCCGCGCGACTGCTCGAGGTCCGCCTCGAGCTGCTGGATCTCCACGCGGACGGAGTCGGCCGTGGGCGGCCGCTGGCCCGCCGCCAGCGCGTCGGTCTCGTCCGGATCCGTACCGACCGCGACGGGGTGGGACTCGTCGAGGTTCGATCCGTCGCCTACGTCGTCTCGGCGGGCGTCCGCTTCCGAGACGGGCGGCGTCAGATCGGGCTTCGACGTGGTCTTGTCGGCTGTTTCGGGCACGGTGCTGAGCTCCCTTCCTAGACGTGCTGGCCTCCGGGGGGAGGAGTTCCCGCGCCGGTCGGCGGCGAAACGGAGGTCGGAGAGGCCGCTGCGGGAAGTATGCTGCGCGGCCGTGAACGAACCGCGTCTGCTGCTGCCACCGTTCGAGAAGGACCCCGAGCCGTGGCCGTCGCTAGGCGGGCAGATCTGCGACTGGATTGAGGAGCGCCTGGTGCACGGACCGGGCGACGTGCGCGGTCAGCGGATCAGCCTGACTGACGAGGAGCGCATCTTCATCTGGCGCGCCTACGAGGTGTACCCGCAGGATCACAAGCTGGCCGGCCGTCGGCGCTTCAAGCGGGCGGTCTACTCCCGCCGCAAGGGAGCGCGCAAGACGGAGCTGGGCGCCTGGATCGGCATCGCCGAGATGGACCCCGAGGCGCCGGTGCGCTGCGACGGCTTCGACGCCAACGGGGAGCCGGTCGGACGCTCGATCCTCGACCCGTACATCCCGATGGTGGCCACGACGGAGGAGCAGAGCGACGACCTGGCCTACGGCGCAGCCAAGGTGATCCTCCAGAACTGCCCGCTGGGCAACAGCTACCTCGTCGGTGAGGAGCGCATCCTGCACCGCGACGCGCCCGGAGAGATGAAGGCGCTGGCCGGAGCCCCGACCGCGCGGGACGGAGCGCGTACCAGCTTCCAGCACTTCGACGAGACGCACCTGTTCGTGATCGCGCGGCTCAAGAAGTCCCACGCCACCATGCTGCGCAACGTCGGCAAGCGCGCCATCGCAGACCCGTGGTCTCTGGAGACCAGCACCATGTACGCCCCGGGGGAGGAGTCCGTGGCGGAGCTGAGCCACCTGTACGCGGAGGAGATCGCGGCCGGCAAGGTCGACGACCCGCGCCTGCTGTTCGATCACCGTCAGGCCAGCGAGACGCACGACCTCGACACCCAGAAGGGCTTGCGCGCCGCGCTAGTCGAAGCGGCCGGAGACGCGATCGCGTGGATGGACGTGGAGAACGTGGCCAGCCAGTACCGCGAGGCCGCCGCCAACCGAGACGACGGCGCCAAGAACGAGTTCAGGCGCTACTGGCTGAACCAGCGCCGCTCGCTGGCGCACCGCGCCTTCCCGCCGGACGTCTGGGCGTCGAGAGAAGCCAAGCGCGAGGTCGAGGGTCCGGTGGTCTTCTCTTTCGACGGCAGCTACTCTCGCGACTCGACGGCGCTGGTGGGTTGCACCGTGGAGGAGGTCCCGCACATCTTTGTGGCCGCGGCCTGGGAGCGGCCGGCCGCCAACCCGCGCTGGAGGACGCCCCGCCTCGAGGTGGACGCCGAGATCGAGCGGGTGATGGACGAGTACGACGTGATCGAGCTGGCGCCCGACCCTCCGGGCTGGCACCACGAGGTCGAAGAGTGGGAGCAGATGTACGAGGAGCTAGTGGTGCGCTTCGAGACCAACCAGGCCAGCCGGATGGGGCCGGCGTGCGACGAGTTCACCCAGGCGATGAGAGACGGCGGCTTCACGCACGACGGAGACCCGCGGCTGGCGCGCCACGTCTCCCACTGCTGCGTGGCGAACCGCGGGCGCTGGCAGGTGGTCACCAAGGAGCACCCGGACTCTCCGCTCAAGATCGACCTAGCGGTCGGCGCCATCATCGCGTTCGACCGCGCGCACTGGCACGTGGTCAACGAGGTGGGCGTGGAACCGGTGGCCGCGTGGGTGTGAGTCCGGTAACGTATCGGCGCCCGCGCTGGCTTAGGCTGAGGGCTGCGCGGGCATCCTTCTCGACGAGAGTCCGCGCGCTTGAGCTCCGCGCCGCGGGCTGGACCCGTCCGCGTCGCCGCCTATTGTTCGCGGCTGGAGTCACCCTCGCGGGATCGTACTTCTTGACCGACGCCTTGGCCCAAATCTACGCGCCTCTCCGCCCACTGGCGATCGGCGCGGTGCTGCTCGGCATCGGCCTCTTCATAGTCGACGTCGAGCGCCGGCCGTGACCAGCCTGTTCCGCTCCATGGTGCGGGCCGAGCCCGACCGCATCATCGGCATCAACGAAGCGGTCGAGATGATGACCTACAACGGCTCGATGTACGAGCTGGGTCTGTCCACGTCTCTCCCGGTCGACAACCAGGAGGTGATCGCGCCGCAGTTCCGCAGCGCGGTCGAGACCGCGTACAAGCGGGACGGAGCGGTCTTCGCGTGCATCCTGGTGCGGCTGCTGCTGTTCTCCGAAGCCAGCTTCCAGTTCAAGCGCCCCGGCGAGGACCTCTTCGGCAACAACGACCTGCTGCCACTCGAGAACCCGTGGCCTAACGCCACCACGCGCAACCTATTGGCGCGCATGGAGCAGGACGTATCTCTGGCCGGCAACTGGTTCGGCTGCCTCCGGCCGGGCCCGGGGCACCACTACGTCAAGCGGATGCGTCCGGACTGGACCTACATCATCTCCGGCACCACCGCTGACCCGGTCGACGCGCTGGAAGGGGACATCGACAGTGAGGTGATCGGCTACGCCTACGTGCCCGGCGGCTACTACTCGGGCAACGAACCGCAAATCTTCACCGTGGAGGAGGTGGCGCACTACGCGCCCATCCCGGATCCCACGGCCTTCTGGCGGGGGATGTCTTGGCTCCAGCCGGTAGTCGCCGAGGTGATGGCGGACAAGGCCGCCACCGCCCACAAGCTCAAGTTCTTCGAGCACGGCGCGACGCCCAACCTAGTGGTCGTTGCCGACGTGCGCGCCAAGTCAGAGCAGGTGGAGAAGATCGCGAAGGCGGTCAAGGAGAAGAACGAGGGGCTGGAGAACGCCTACAAGACGCTGGTGCTGGGCGGAGGAGCGGACGCCAAGGTGGTCGGCGCCGACCTGCGTCAGATCGACTTCAAGGCGACCCAGGGCGCGGGGGAGACCAGGATCGCGGCGGCCGCCGGCGTCCCTCCGATCATCGCTGGCTTCAGTGAGGGCTTGACCGCCGCCACGTACTCGAACTACAACCAGGCGCTCCGCCGCTTCGCCGACGGCACGCTCCGTCCGCTGTGGGGATTCGCCGCCGGCGCGCTGGGTACGATCATCCCCGCTCCCGGTGGCTCGGTTCTTTGGTACGACGACCGCGACATCCCGTTCCTCCAGGACGACGTCGCTACCGCCGCCCAGATTCTCACCGAGAACGCCGCTACCGTGCGGGCGCTCGTCGACGGAGGGTTCACGCCGGAGTCGGTAGTGGCCGCGGTCCTGAACCGCGACCTCGGCCGGCTGAAGCACACCGGCATGTACTCCGTCCAGCTTCACCCGCCCGGGACGATGGTGGCAAACCCGAACCCGGCGCCGCCGCCGCAGAACCAGAACCAGAACGGCAACAAGGCGCCGGCGCGCACCCGATCGCGACAAGCAGACCAGCTCCTCGCACTCGTAACGGCGGCTCGACAGGAGGACTGATCTGATGGCAATCGCAGAACGAGAGATCCAGACGGACGGACGCCCGCCGCGCGACGACCTCTACCGCGCGGTCTACCTGGCGGAGGGCGCGGAGGTGCGCGGAGCGGACGCTGAGAATCCGCTGCCCGTGCTGTTCGGGCACTTCGCGGTCTTCGACGAGTGGGCGGAAGTCGACTCGGTCTACGAGGGTCACTTCCTCGAGCGCGTCGCTCCCGGCGCCACGCTGAAGACCATCGCCGAGAACCGCTCCGCGATGAAGGTCATGTTCCATCACGGCATGGATCCGACGCTGGGCAAGCAGCTGCTGGGCACGATCCGGGAGCTGCGTGAGGACGACGTTGGGCCGTACTACGAGGTCGACCTGTTCGACGGCATCCCCCCGCTCCTCCTGGCGGGGCTCCGCGCGGGCGAGTACGGCGTCAGCTACCGCTTCTCGATCATCAACGATCACTTCGTCCAGCGCCCGCCAGCGTCGGAGCACAACCCCCAAGGACTGCCGGAGCGTACCGTGCTGGAGATGCGGGTCAAGGAGTTCGGCCCGACTCCGATGCCGGTGCAGGACAAGGCGACCGCCGGCGTGCGCTCCCTGACTGACGACGTGTTCGTCGAGCGCCTCCGTCACGATCCCGCAAAAGCCGCGGCCTTCGGCGTGCGGGTGGACGGCTTCGGCAACGGTGCCGAAGGGAACACGGCGGCCGCCGGCTTCGGCAGCTACACGCTCAACGACATCGTTTCGGTCTCCTTAGCCGAAGTGCCCACGCGAGTGGAGACGGAGGAGCGGCAGTACAAGCGCGCCTGGGAATACGTGACGGAGACGCCGTGGGCAATCCACCCGGCCGCGCTCCAGACCATCATCGGGATCCTCGAGGAACGCCGCGCCGGCGGCCGACCCTCCCCGGCCGAGATTGCGGAGCGCATCGGGACGCGCGCCGACGTTCCGGCGGACGGCCACCCACCGGACGGTCCGGTGCGCGTCATCAACGTGATGGCGCCGATCGTTCCGCACGGCGCGGCGGTACAGGAGACCAGCTCGGGTCCTCTGGTGGGCATCGACGGGCTGCGGGCGGAGTTCCGCGCCGCGGTTGAGTCCGCCGACGTGAAGGGCATCCTGCTCCGCTTCGACACGCCCGGCGGATCCGTCGAGGGCGTGCCGGAGCTCAACGCTGAGATCCTGGCGGCGCGCGGCAAGAAGCCGATCTGGGCGCACGCGGATGGCTGGGCGGCCTCCGCCGGCTACTACCTCGCTTCCGCGGCGGACGAGATCAGCGTCAACCCGTCGGGCAAGGTCGGGTCGATCGGCGTGTACGCCGCCCACCAGGACCTCTCGGCTCAGATGGAGCAGAAGGGGATCAAGACCACCATCGTAAAGGCGGGCAAGTACAAGGCGGAGGCCAACCCGGTCCAGCCGCTGTCGGAGGAGGCGCAGGCTCATATGCAGAGCCAGGTGGACGCCTTCTACGAGATGTTCGTGAAGGCGGTGGCCAAGGGGCGCGGCGTTCCGGTCGAGGACGTGCGAGCCGGCTTCGGCGAAGGCCGGATGGTGATGGCGGCTAAGGCAGTCACCCAGGGAATGGCCGACCGCGTGTCGACCTTCGATCAGGCGCTCGCCCGGATGGAGAAGGCCGTGGCGGATACCACGCGCTCGGAGGACGATCCGGAGGACCGGGACGCGCTGCTCGCCACCTACTTCGAGGAGGCGTGTATCGACACGGTCACGCCGGCGGTGATGACCAACGCGCAGTTGTCCAGGTCGATCAAGTGGAACAGAGAGGAGCGGGAGCGCAGCGCCACAAGTGAGGTGCCCCCGCTGGCCCTTAGGGTGTCCACTGAAGAGGAGCCGGAGCGTTCCGACGCCACCACTCCCCCGGAGCCGGAGCCTCCCGAGGCCACCACTCCAAGCGACGGTGACCACGACGAAGACCAGCAGGGAGCTACGGAGATGCTTGTAGAGGAGCGACGGGCCAGGATCAGTGAGATTCTGTCCCGCCGGACGGACCTCCACGAAGCGGCCGGGGGCGACGCCCTCGACGCCGAGGCGCAGGAGGAGTGGGACGGCTTGAGTGAGGAACTGCGGATGCACGAGCGGGCCGTCGAGAACCACGCGATGCGGACGCGGCAGATCGCCGAGTCGGTACGCAGGACGGAAGGCGAAGGCGAGCCGTACGACCGGACCGGCAACGGTGACGGCTACGCGCGCGACGTCCAGATCGTTCGCCAGCGACGGCGCGTTCCGGACGACCCCTTCGACCTGGGCGGCTACCGCGCCATGGCCGACGGCGTCGACACGCTGTACGAGGGCTACCGCGAGGGCGCCCGCCGGATCGTCGAGGCGGAGTCCTTTGCGCACCCGGACGCTGACCGCTCGTCCAGCCAGGAGCGGCTCGAGTGGCTGCTGGCCAACCGGGACGGCAAGAACAGTGAGGGCGAGGAGGGCGTGATCAGCCGCCGGATCATCGCCACGTGCAGCCCCACGTACAAGCGGGCGTTCGGCAAGAAGATCACCGGCAAGGAGCTCACGCCGGACGAGCAGCGCGCGATGTCGCTGACCACAACGGCCGGCGGCTTCGCGGTCCCGGTGACGCTCGACCCGACGCTGATCCTGACCAGCAACGGAGTGGTGAACCCGCTCCGCCAGGTCTCGCGCGTCGAGACGATCACGGGCAACACGTGGCAGGGTCTCACGTCGGCGGGCATCACGGCCGCGTACACGGCGGAGGCCACGGAGACCACGGACGCCAACCCGGTGTTCGCACAGCCGGTCGCGAACGTCGAGAAGGCGCAGGCCCTCATCCCGTTCTCCATCGAGATCGGGCAGGACTACGGGCAGATGCAGTCCGAGATGGCGCGCCTGTTCCAGGACGCCAAGGACACGGTCGAGGCCGACAAGTTCCTCACCGGCGTCGGTCACGCGTCGAACGTCCCCGAGGGCTTCCTGGTCGGCGGCACGGTCGTCGTCACCACGGCGGCGGCCACCACGTTGGCCAGGGGCGACCTCTACGGCCTGGAGGAGGCGCTGCCTCCGCGCTACCGGCCGCGGGCGGTCATCCTCGGCAACAAGAAGCAGTTCAACCGCGTCCGCCAGTTCGACACGGCGGGCGGCTCGGACCTCTGGGTGCAGCTCGGTGAGGGCATGCCCCGGAGCCTCCTGGGCTACCCGAACTACGAGTACAGCAACATGACCAACGCGCTGACGTCCGGCGCCTCGATCTTCACCTTCGGGGACTTCACGCAGTTCCTGATCGTCGATCGCGTCGGACTCGACGTCGAGTTGATCCCCCACCTCTTCGGCGGCTCGAACCGCTTCCCGACCGGGCAGCGGGCGCTGTACGCCTACTGGCGCAACACGTCGAAGGTGCTCACGAACAAGGCGCTGGTGACGCTCAAGGTCACGTAGGTAGCGTCTGACCAGTTAGGGCGGGCTCTGGGGCCGCTGGTCCCCCGGAGTCCGCCCTAAGCAAAGCCGGAGGAGAGGAACGCGCATGACCAAGCTGTATCAGGCCAAGGAGAGTTTCCACACCGAGATCGACGGCGTGCCGATGACCGTCCAGGCCGGCCAGATCGTAGAGGAGGGTTCGCCGATGCTCTCCGGCCGGCTGGACATGTTCGCCGACGTCGTACCCGACTTCCCGGCGCCGTCGAAGGCGTCCCCGGCGAAGGAAAGCGTGCGCGTGCAAGACGACCCGACCGCGAAGGCGTCCGCCACCAAGAAGTAACTCCTAGGGAGGAGACCAGCATTCGAATCCTTTGGCATAGCAACGCGCCGTGGGCGCCGACGGGGTACGGCCAGCAGACGGCGCTGTTCACTCCGAGGATCCGCGACCTGGGCCACGACGTGGCCCTCTCCGCGTTCTTCGGCCTAGAGGGCGGGATGATCTCCTGGAACGGGATGATCGTCTACCCGAGCGACGAGACCAAGTTCGCCCGGCGCGCGCTCCGCCACTACGTCCAAGATTGGGGCGGCACCGACCGCGACTGCCTCGTCCTGACGCTGATGGACGTCTGGCCGCTCGGCCCGCAGGCGGTCGAGGGTCTCCGGGTCGCTTCGTGGGTCCCGATCGACCACAAGCCCGCGCCGCCGGCGGTCGTCCAGTTCTTCCAGCGCTCCGGCGCCCGCGCCGTCGCGATGAGCAAGTTCGGCCAGGAGGAGTTGCAGGACGCCGGCCTAGAGGCGCTGTACGTCCCGCACGGGATCGACTGCGATCTCTTCCAGCCGTGGGAAGACCGCGCTGAGCTCCGGGACGCGCTGAAGATCCCGCGAGACGCCTTCGTCGTCGGCATGGTAGCTAACAACCAGGGGACGAACCCGCCGCGCAAGGCGTTCCCTCAGGTCTTCCAGGCGTTCGCCGCACTGCGGGAGAAGCACTCGGACGCCTTCCTCTACCTCCACTGCGACATGCGCGGGTCGAACCAGGGCATCAACCTGGCGGCGATGGCGCGCGTCTGCGGGATCCCCGACGAGGCTATCGGCGTGACCGATCAAGCCAAGCTGACGCTGGGCATGCCCCAGGACGTGATGCCGTGCGTCTACGGCGCCTTCGACGTCTTGGCTAATCCGTCCTACGGGGAGGGCTTCGGCATCCCGATCGTCGAGGCGCAGGCCTGCGGGACTCCGGTGATCGTCACCGACTGGACGTCGATGCCGGAGCTGTGCGGAGCGGGCTGGACCTGCGCCGGCGACCCGTGGTACGACCCGGGGCAGGGCGCGTTCTTCAAGTATCCGTTCCTGGCGGAGGTGTACGACGCTATGGTGGCGGCCTACGACGGCGCGGCCGGGCTCCGGGACCAGGCGCGGGAGTTCGCGCTGCAGTACGACGTTGAGGACGTGCTGCGGGAACACTGGATCCCGACGTTGGAGGCGCTCGACCGTCCGCGGGAGGTGGCGCCTCTCGGCGGCAACCGCGCTCAGCGGAGGGCGGCGGCAAAGCGCGCGAAGGTGAAGGTGTGAGGTGCGGGTTGCGCTGCTCACCTGCACGCGGGACCGGCTCCCGTACCTGATCCACTGCTACGACACGTTGCGTGAGTACGCCGGCTGCGACTTCGACCTGTACGTGGCTGACCAAGGCTCGGAGGACGACACGGTCATGTGGTTGGGGGAGCAGACGGACGCGCACGTGCTCGCGCTTGGCAAGAACCTCGGCCTGTGCTGCGCGTTGAACCTCCTCCTCGGTGACGTCTTCGACGCCTGGGACTACGACGTGATCGTACGCTGGGACAACGACTGCGAGCTGACCCAGCCGGAGACGCTGTCCACGGTGGCCGGCCTGGCGCTCGACTACGACATGATCCTGGCCCCGCGCGTCGAGGGACTCCGTAATCCGCCGGCGCACGTCGGGGAGATCCAGGTCGGGGACTACGTGGTGGACGAGACGTCCATCCTGGGCGGCATCTTCATGGCCGTCCCGGCTGAGCTCTACTCGCTCGACGGCTTCCGCTACGACGAGTCGCAGCCGCCGTGGGCGGGAGACGAGCTGATCGTTCCCTGGTTCCGGGCGCGTGGAGGACGCGCCGGCTATGTGCGCGAGTTCTCCGTCAACCACTACAAGACCACGGAGGGTCAGCGGCGAGACATCCCTGAATACTTCGATCGCCGCGTGGCGGAAGGCGGGCCGGCCCTGTGATCGTCGACTTCGACGACTTCCACGAGTGCAACCACCGACTCGATCTACTGGCCGTCCTCCGGGAAGCCAACCCGGCCTTCCGTTGCACGCTGTTCGCGATCCCCGCGCTCGGCTCTGCAAGCTTCTGGGACTCCGTGCCTGACTGGTGCGAGCTGGCCGTCCACGGCTGGGGGCACTCCACGCCGTACGAGTGCGTCGGTTGGTCGTACGACCAGATGTACCGCCTCATGGAGAACCGGCCGCACCAGTTCGTCAAGGGCTTCAAGGCGCCGGGCTGGCAAATCTCGGACGGCTGCTACTCGGCGCTGAGCGCCGGCGGCTGGTGGCTGGCCGATCAGCACTACAACGACGGCCGGCGCCCGGAGGGTCTCCGCGTCCACTGCCTCGACGACGGGGACCACTGGCACGGGCATATCCAGAACGTCTGCGGCAACGGCATCGAGGAGCGCTTCCCGGCACTGCTCTCCGCGGTGCGCTCCGCCGAGACTTTCGACCTGATCAGTGAGATCGTCCAGCCGTGGAAGCCGGAGCTGGTAGCGGCGTGACCGTTTACGTAGCTGAGAACAATGGGCCACTGGATTGGGACGGCTGGCGGGAGAACTACGACGCAATGACCTTCGCCGATCAGCGGGAGTTCTACAAGACGGTCGCGGCGCACTTCCCCGACCAGTCCCACCACAACGCTGAGGTGGCGCACACGTTCTTCGACGAGATCGGTCCCTGCACCGTGGCAGAGCTGGGCGGATGGGACGGCGCACTGGCCGGGGAGATGCTGGCGCGTCATCCGATTGAGCTCTGGACGAACTACGACCTAGTCGTCGTACCGCAGGTGTGCGCCAGCCCGCGCTACCGGCTCCAGGCGCTAACGCGTCCGCTCTGGGACGCTCCGGTGGAAGCGGACGCCTTCGTGGCGATGCACGTGATCGAGCACGTCAAAGCCATCGAGCTAGCGCGTCTAGTTGCCCAGTTGCGCGTGAGGGAGTGCCTGATCGAGAGTCCGCTGGAAGACGGGCCAACCGACTGGAGCGGATACAGCGGCACGCACGTGCTCGAACTTGGCTGGGACGGAGTGGACGGGCTGTTCGAGCGCGCCGGCTTTGAGATCACGCACGAGTGGGTGTGGGGGAGGTTCTACGCCCGGTGATCGACGTCGAGACCTTGCAGCATGAGTGGGAGCTGGATCGGCTGGTCGACCTCTGCGAGCGCGCCCGGCCTAAGCGCGTGCTGGAGATCGGGTCGTGGGAGGGCGGGACGCTGCGCCGCTGGCTGGCGTTCTCTCCGCTCCGCCTGGCGGTCGTCGACGATGAGATGCGCGGCGCAAATTTGTGGAGGGCGTGGGCGGCGGTGGCTGGCACTCACCTGCACCTGATCGAAGGCAAGAGCCAGGATCAAGGCGTGATCGCCGCCGCGGTTGAGCACGGGCCGTACGACTGGATCTTCCTCGACGCGGATCACCGCTACGAGGCCGGGAAGGCGGACTGGGCCGCCTACGAACCGCTGATCGCTCCGGGCGGACTGTTCGCGATGCACGACATTCGGGACTACGAGCACGGCAACCTCAGCGCGCTCTGGCAGGAGATCCGCCGCGGCCGGCGCTCGCTAGAGATCCTCGACCTGAGCGTTGAGGAGCCTTGGGGCGGGATCGGGGTCGTGTGGAACTGAGCCAGGTAGCCTGCGTGCTCGTAACCCGCGGCAACGTCTCGATGGAGTCCGTGCTCGATTCACTGCCGAAGTTCCGCCAGGTCGCGGTCTGGGACAACAGCGTGCGCCCGGCGGACGCCGCCGTGTTCGGCCGGTACCTGGCCATCTCGGAAGTACGGGCGCCGTTCATCTACACGCAGGACGACGACGCGCTCTGCCCGGCGGCTGAGCTGGTCGAGTCGTACGACGGAGACGGCTTGACCGTCAACGTGCCTCCCGGCGAGCACCCGTGGCTGGCCTGGGGCGGGATCTTCCCGCGAGACCTTCCGTTCGACGCGTTCAAGACGTACTGGAACTACTGGCCCCTCGATCGATTCTTTCACCGCTGGGCGGACGTGGCCTTCGCCCACCTGACCGGCTGGGACGAGGTAGACCTTGGGCACGTCGACCTGCCATGGGCCACCGCCTCAGATCGGATGTACCACGAGCCGGAGCACTACCCGGAGCAGGACGAGATGCGCCGGCGCGCCGGGTCTCTAGTGGGAGTGCTCCAGTGACCGTCGTGATCGACGTCGGCTGCGCGGAGTACCCGGGCGCCGAGTCCGTCCGCCAACTGGTCGAGCGCTTCAAGCCGTCCCTGCTCTACGGCATCGACCCGGCCGCCACGCCGGGGACTACCTGGGTGAACGACACGCGCGTGATTCGTCTTCGCGCCGCGGCCTGGACGGAGATCGGCGAGGTCGGCTTCGACGTGAACGGCATGTGCTCGAAGATCGGCAACGGGCCGCCGGTGTCGACGCTCGACCTAGCGCTGATCGTTCGGCGAGCGGCCGCGCGCAACCAGCCGGTGATCCTCAAGCTGGACTGTGAGGGGGCGGAGTACGAGCTGCTGGAGTACCTGCTGGAGACCGGCGACGCGGACCACCTGGACAAAGTCCTGGTGGAATGGCACGGCCACGAAGCGGAGCGGAGAGACGCCATCACGGCGCGGTTGAACTGTCCGGTGGAGGGGTGGCAGTGAGCGTTTCCGTGATCATCCCGACGATCGGCCGGCGGAGTCTCCGCCAAGCAACGCTCTCGGCGCGCCAGGCGGACGAGTTGGTCATCGTCGTCGACAAGGCGGCGGCGGAGACGAAGGAGCTAGAGGTGGCTGACCACCCCGCGGTGAAGGTGATCTCGGTCGTGGGAGGGGACCACGGCTACACCGCGAGGGCAGCCGGAATGGCGGCGGCCACCTCTACGCATCTTGCGTTCCTCGATGACGACGACGTCTACGTGGAGGGAGCCATCGACCTGATGCGGGAGGTGGCTACGGACCGGCCGGTGATCTTCCGGATGGCGCACCCCGAGTTCGGGATGCTCTGGCGCGTCCCTGAGCTCCGCTTCGGCAACGTTGGCACCCCGATGTTCCTCGTCCCAAATGACCCGGAGAAGCTGGGAGAGTGGACGCCCCACGCACCGACGCTCGATCAGCCCGGCGGAGACTTCACCTTCATCGCGGGCTGCTGCGCGGCGATGGGCGAACCTGAGTGGCGAGAGGATCTAATCGCGCTGGTCCGCCCGCCGGAGCGCGCCAGCGACGTCTCGATCGCGGTGGTGACTCCGTGGATGAACCATCCGGAGCTGGTCTACGACTACACGGTGGCAATGCAGGCCGGCCGGCCCGACGAGCTGATCGTAGTCGACAACGGCAGCGAGCCGCCGCTGGCCTTCGCGGAGATGCGCTTCAGTAACAACCGCGGCTTTTCCCCGGCCTGCAACGCCGGCCTCACCCACGCGGAGAGTGACGCGGTGCTGTTCCTGAACAACGACATCCGGATGCGGACTCCGGACTGGCTAGAGACCATCCGCGGCGCGATCGAGCCGGGCGTGCTAGTCGGCGCCAAGATCCGCTACGACCGTCACGCCGACGTGGACGGCGAGCAGTACCCGTACCTGGACGGCTGGTGCCTAGCCGGCTACCGGATGGAGCTGCTCGGCATCGGCGGCTTCGACGAGACGTTCCAGGAGCCCGCCTACTTCTCCGACAACGATCTCTGCCTCCGCGCGCGCGCCGCCGGGATGACGCTGCGCGAGGTGAAGGTCGGGCTAGAGCACCTGCTCGGCGTGACGTCCGGACCTCCGGACGCGCCGGCCAAGGTGGCCGCGTGCGACGCCAACTACGAGCGGTATGCCAGCCGCGTGCGGGAGCTGGTTGGATGACCGTCGAGGAGCACGGCCGCATCGTCGAGACGATGATCCAGGAGCACCGCGTCGAGCTAGCGAAGATGGAGCTGCAGCTGGCGCTCTATCGCGGGGCGCTCGAAGAGGCCGGGATCGAACCGCCGGACAGGGCCGGCGCCGAGCTACTCCAGATGTGGCGCGACGCGTCGGCCGTAGTGCGTACGACCGCGGACTTCACCGCAAGGCTCGGCTCCGCCAAGGAGCTCATCGGAGATCGACTGGGGGCAAGCTTGTGACCAGCACGCTCGAAGCGGCGTCGGCGTCGGCGCGCAACGTCTACCCGCCCGGCACCGTTCTGCTGCCGTGCCACGACCACGCGCGCTACCACCACTTCACTAATGACATGATCTTGCTCGACGTGCCGGACGGGACGGAGATCAGCGTCAACCGTTCGGCCAGCATCGTCCAGAACCTCAACATGGGCATCGCCGGTCTCCCGGAGTCCAGCGACTGGGTCTGGATCATCGGGGACGATCACACCTTCGCGCGCGACATCATCATGCGTCTGCTCACCCACCTGTACGACGTCCCGGAGGAGCAGCAGGTCGACATCGTAGCGCCGCTGTGCGTCCGCCGCGGTCCGCCGTTCTCTCTGGTGGCGTTCGACGCGCAGGTGAAGATCGACGAGGTGCCGCACCCGGCCTACCACTCCGTCCAGTTTCAGGATCTTCCGCAGCACGGTCTCGTCGAGGTGGTCGCGTGCGGGAGCGCGGGGATGCTGGTCCGGCGGAAGGTCTTCGACGCGATCGGGTCTCCGTGGTTCGCTAACAGCACCGGGCTGTTCGTCGACGAGGACATGGAGTTCTGCCGGCGCGCGCGGGCGAAGGGCTTCAAGGTCTACCTCGACGTGGACAACGCCATCGGCCACCTCGGCATCCTCGCCGCCTGGCCGCGCAAGGTGGACGGCGAATGGGGACTCATCCTCGACTTCCAGGGGCAGGGCGACAACCGGATCTTTATGCCCGGAGGGATCCGGACGGAGGAAGTGAAGCCCGGGGACACGCAGCAGCACTACGGCGTCTACGGAGACCCGAAAGGCAACTTCACCGTGCACGACGGCGGTCGCACGTGAGCAGCGGGCCCGTCTACGTTCCGCACCCCGGAGAGATCGGCGGGCACCCCGTCGAGGAGCTGGAAGGCGCGGACGGCAACCCGGTGCTGATCACCGTCTGCTCCGGCTGCGGGCGCATGCGCTCGATCCTGTTCTTGAGTAAGGATCGGTGGCTGTGTACCGGCTGTCGGGCAGAGGGCACGTCGCCCCCTAATCTCTTTCCAATCGGATGACGCGACGACCAGCAGTAAGGAGCAGCAACCATGCCTGAGATTTGGCCCGACGAGGGACTGGATCAGGTTTTGGGGTTCTTCCCCAAAAACGGCACGCTGCCGGCCAACACGTGGATGGGGCTGTTTACGACCTTCACTGCCAACACGGTCGGTACCAACACGGACACGCGCGCCAGCTACACGGAGCCTGGTTCCGGCGGCTACGCCCGCCAGACGATTAGCTCCGCGTCGTGGGGCGCCCAGGCAGCGGCTACGGCGGGACGGAAGACCGCGGCTGGCCAGGTGACCTTCACCACGGCCACGGCGTCGTGGGGCACCATCAACGGGTTCTTCTTGGCGAACTCGCTCAGCACCGGCAGCCTCTACTTCGCCGCCAACTTCGACGACACGACGGCGGTGCCGATCCAGTCGAACGACGTGATCAAGGTCACGCCGACCGTTCAGTACAACCAGTAGCCGGGAGCCTCCGTGGCTGACGACGTTGCAGTAACCGCGGGAGCCGGGCCTGTGAAGATGCGGGCAAAGGAGCTGGCGTCCAACATCTTCGCGCAGGTAGTCGCGGTGCTGACGACTCCTCCCACCGTATTAGCCGGCAACCAGACCCTCTCGGTAGTGACCGGATCCGACTCGACCCTGACCGTCCCGACCGGAGCTACCCACGCGCTGATGACCGTCGACACGGGCGGAGGAGACATCCGTTATTGGGAGGACGGCTCCAGCCCCTCGACGACGGCGGGTCTACTCGTTCCCGCCGGCGGAGCGGCGGAGCTCACCAACCTGGCAAACGTGAAGATGCGGGCCACCACCGGTACGGCGGCGGTCAACGTCTCCTATCGAAAGTACGTGTGACCACCGCGCTGCCCTGGCTTGGCTGGCTCCTCGTCGGCCGCCGGGGCTATCGCGCGCTCGGGACGGTGCTCGTTGCCGCGGCGGTCGGAGTCAGCGGCACCGCGATCTACCGAACGACGCAGACCGGCGGTGCCACCTTTCCGCTGAAGGTGAGCTCCAGCGGACGTTACTTGACGACCGCTGACGGCTCCCCTTTCCTGCTCGTCGGGGACTCGCCGCAGACGAACCTCGGTAGCCTCAGCTCGACCAACTGGAACAGCTTCGTCAGCGACCGCGCGGCTCACGGCTTCAACGCGCTCTGGGAGTGGCTGCCTTGCGACGCCTACGCCGGGCCGTGCGCCGCGGACGCGACTACCTACGACGGCGTGAAGCCGTTTACCAGCGGCACCAGTCTCAGCAACTACGACCTGGCCACGCCGAACGACACCTACTTCGACCGGGCGCACGGCTACGCCGCCACGGCTCAGAGCGCGGGCATCGCCATGTTCCTCAACCCGATGGAGACCGGGCACTGCGACGCCGGCAGCTTCATTACCACGCTCGAGAACAACGGGGCCACCAAGGCGTTCAACTTCGGCGCCTACCTCGGCACCAAGTTCGCCGATCTGGGCAACGTCGTCTGGGTCTTCGGGAACGACTATCAGTGCTTCCAGAATTCGACTGACGACAACCTCGTCCGCCAGCTCGCGCTCGGGATCAAGTCGACGGACTCCTCCGCTCCGATGACGATGAGCGGTGCGTTCTCGTTCTCGACTCCGGTCTACAACTTTATCGGCTACACCTCGCTCGACGATACGACCCACGACTGGACGTCCATCTTCACAATGAATTGGGCATACCCGTACACGCCGGCCTACGCGGACATTCGCTACGCCTACGGGCAGACGCCGACGCTGCCGGCGGTGATGGGTGAGTCGAACTACGAGGGGGAGCAGAACCCCTCTACGGACGGCTGCAATACGATCCGCAACTGTCGTCTCCAGGAGTGGTGGACGATGACCAGCGGCGCCACCGGCCAGTTCTACGGCTGCCACTGCGGGCTGACTCTGACCAACGCCAACTACCCCAACGGGATCGACACGACCGGGGTCACCCAGCTCGGCTACCAAACGTCGCTCCTGAAGACGATCGCCTGGTGGACTCTAGCGCCGCAAACGAACGGCGCCGGCCAGCTGATTACGAGCGGCGGAGGAACCTTCTCAAGCACCTGCTCCGGGATCCCGTGCATTTCGACGAACACCTACGTCTCAGCGGCTAAGTCCGCGGACAGCACGCTGGCGCTGATCTACTCGCCGGGTCCTTCCGGAGACCAGACCTTTACGGTCGACTTCAGCAAGATGGCAAACAGCTCGACGACCGCGCGCTGGTACGACCCGACCAACGGCACCTACACCACCGTCACCGGGTCGCCCTTTACCAACGCCAGTGGCGCGGCCAGCATTACGGCAGGGAACGGCGCTGCCAACAGCGCCGGAGACCACGACTGGGCTCTGCTGCTTACTAGCTAGGGGAGGCAGAGATGAAGAGGCTTCTGTTCGTACTCGGGTTTGCGGTCTTGGCTGCGACGGGATTCGTAGTTGAGACGTTCGCTGTCGACGCGCCGGGGACGCACACTGCGTGCGTAACGGCCACCGCCACCGCTCCGGGCGTTACTACGCCCGCGGTGACGACTCCGCGTACGACTATCAAGATTTACACCTCGCCGGTCTCGACCGTCCCGGGCGCCGTGGTACCGGGCGTCACGGTGCCGGGCTCCTCGGACACGGAGACGGCTTGCGTGACGGCGACCGACCAGACAGTCACGGTCACCGAGACGAGTGGGACTGATACGACGGGAGGTACGACCACCGCCCCTCCGCCCCCGCCCCCGCCTCCGCCTCCGCCTCCGCCTCCACCGCCTCCGCCTCCACCACCTCCCGGATGCACGACGACGATTAGCTCCGGTCTTGCGGCCGCAATCCAGTCTGCGGCGGGTGGGGATACCATCTGCTTGAGCTCCGGGAGCTACGGCAACCTGACACTGACGAACGTGACCAAGAGCGCCGACGTGACGATTGTTCCCGCCGGCAGCGCCAGCGCTAGCATCGGTTCCATGAACCTGCAGCACGTCACCCACCTTCACTTCACCGGTGGCAGCGGCTCGCTGAGCGTAGGCGGAGGCGTGATCGACCAGTTTGACACGCGCCCGAACTGTTCCAGCAATCTCACGTTCGACTACCTCCGCTTCACCTCCGCGCTCGACATCCTTCCGCGCTGCGCGGCCATGGCGATCAAGGTCGACCACGCGAACCTGAACAACGTCGGGCCAGGCGGCGCGGGAGAGGGGAAGATCAACGTGCAGGCGCTCGACCTAGGGCCGAGCAGTGACCAGGGAATTACGATCTCGAACAGCACCTTCGACGGCGGCTGCTCTAAGGGCATCCAGATCCTCGGAGGCGCCTACGGCACGCAGGTGCTGAACAACGAGTTCGCGCACATGCCCGACCAGAGCACGTGCGACTCGACCACCGGCGTTCACATCGGCGGCGTCCAGCTCTACGGTGCCCCGTTCTCGCACCTCAAGGGCAACTATTTCTTCGACAACGGGACTTCAGCCGGCGGCGTCTCGATGCTCGACCCCGGTTCGCACAACTCGCTGGTCGAGGACAACGTCTTCGTCTGCTCCTGCGTCTACCCGTGGTCGATCCAAGCGGGCGCTCAGCTCAACGACAGCTTCCTCCACAACACCTTCGCGGGCGGGGGCGGGCTGCACTTCTACTTCAACGTCGGCGCCAACCCGTCGGGCAACCTCGTCCGCGACAACGTGTTCACGGACGCGGGCAACGGCATCACCGATAGCTCCGGAGCCAACTGGGGTACGCACGACCACAACCTCAACAGCGGCCTCTCCGGGACGGGAGAGATCACGGGCACCCCGGTCTTCGTAGGCGGCGGCAGCACTTCGGCTTACGCCAACTGGTACCTCGTACCCGGCTCGCCCGGCGCGGGCGCGGCCTCCGACGGCGGGGACATGGGCATCCGCTAGTGGCCGCTCCCTCAATCATCAGCGCTGTTGACATCAGCGGCGCCGGGGTCACAGACGCCAACACCGGCTCGACTTCGATCACCGTTCCGGCGAGCTGCACGGGGGTGGCGGTTCTCACCGGCGGGTACTTCCCGAACGCGACCTGCCTCTCGGCCCCCGACGCGCTCACGCTGCGCGGCACGCCGATCCCCACCTACGCGGCCGGCGGCGATGCCTCGGGCGCGAGCCACCAGGGCGGCATCGGCTTCCTGGAGGGCAGCATCGCCTCGGGCGCGGCCACGCTCGCCTGGGACTGGCGTCTCACTGATACGCCGACCGACGGCATCCTCATGGTCGTCGCCTTCATCGGCGGGTGCGCCACCGCGAGTGCTATCCGGGACTCAGACGGCATCCAGAGCGCCACCTTTGCCGACAACGCGCTGCATTCAACTAAGTCGCTCACGGCGCTAACCGACGACCTGATCCTTGGCTGGATGGAGGGCTTTGAGTCCGGCGTGGTGTCTAGCGGCGCCTGGACTAACGCCGCGGCCTTCGCGAGCTATCCGTCAGCGTCCGGGCTGTTCCGCAGCACCTACGGGCGGCTGGGAACCGCGACCCCGACTGGCAACCAGACGGTGGGCTTTACCATCAGCCAGTCGAGCAACGACGGCAGCCTGCAGGCCATCGTGATCAAGCCGAGCGCGGGTCCCTCCCTGACCAAGACCGGCGCCGGCATCATCGGGCCGTAGGCCGTGGCCTTCCCGACCATACCGACCGTCGCCAGCGGCGATCTCCTCTCGTCGACTACGACGACCGCCGGTACGACGCACACCTTCCCGAGCTTGACGTCGCTGCGTGGCGGCGCCGGCCCGCAGGCGGGAGACCTACTGATCGCGGTCATCGTCCAGTACCAGGGCGGGACGTCCAATGCTGAGTTCTCCGCGTGGGGCGCGTCCTTCACTGAGCTCCTCGACGACGCGACCGTCACCGCGCTCGACATGGCGATCGGCGTCGCCTACAAGATCGCGACCGGCTCAGAGTCCGGCACGTTTACGGTCACCTCCGCGCACTCGTTCATCTCGGCGCAGTTCCTCATGCGCATCCCGGCCGGGCAATGGACGGACGTGCCCGCGGTTCTGGCCACGGTGCGTGCGACCAACGCGATGGCCGACCCGGGAGCGCTTGACCCAGCTAACTGGGCGGCGGAGGACACGCTTTGGATCGCGGTCGGCGGCTTCAGTGAGACGACCCTTACGGGCAGCCCGCCGACTCTTGACACACCGCCGACGAACTACACCGGCCAGTTGATCGTTGCTCGCGCCGCGGACGCGATCGGGAACGTCACCGCCGGCGTAGCGTTCAGGCAGCTCAACGCCTCGTCCGAGAACGTCGGCACCTGGGCGGTCTCGAACCCCACGCACGGCAATGGCGTCGCGACCGTCCTCGCGGTGCGACCGCTGCCTCAGAAGACCGGCTCC